ACACAAATCCCCTTATTAATCAATGGGTTATGGGGGTTAGGTGGTACCTCAACCTTATCTGGGTTGGGGCCGCCTACTGTTTTACTGTGTTTTCGAATCGTAAATTTAAGGTTGGACTACCCCCTTTTCGCACTTGGGGAAGCCCTTTCTTACGCAGTTTTGCAGCTGAACTATAACTGCGCATGCATCTCATCTAGTCTTCTCGACACCTTCTTCTTGTGGGCCTTGTTTTGGTGAGCGTAACGCGCAACCGAGGCTGGAGTTGACCACCCTCCCTGAACCATAATTTCTGACTCAGTGCTTCCATTTTGCACATGCCATGTCGCAAACGTATGCCTAAGCGAGTGAAAACGCACCCAAGGAGGTAATCCAGCCAGCCTTACGGCCTTTTTCCATGTCGGATTGGTCATAGAGCTTCTACAAAACGGGTTGCCCAGTGACTGATGGCGATGATTCCGCCCCAGCATCGTAGACCACTTCGACTCGCCGCCTTGAATAAAGACGTAATCCAGTGCTGGCCGAGCCGGATTAGTACCGTCTCGATACAGATGAGTTTTTAGGTCAGGGTATGTTTTTAGCAATTGTTCCCGCACCTTTAGCTGCATTTGTAGCACTTTCCTCGCCTGAGGATTTACCTGAATATTATGGGCTTCGCCGCCTTTCATATGTCTAGAAGGAATATTAATCTCCTTTTGATCAGGAGATATCCATTCCCAGAGCATCATCCGAACATTAGAATTTCTTAATCCGGTGGCTAACGCCATTCTCATCATCGAGGCACGAAGAGGATCAAGCCAGCGGATTAACTTTGCCGCATCTTCCAATTCGAGCCATTCCTCACGCTTTACCTCTTCCTCCATCTCCTCAAACTCAGGGAAGTCATCAAACTTTACACTCAGCCTCTTGCGCGAAAAATTACATAGCGCCCTCAAAACCTTCGTGTAGTTATTGATGCCACAAGGCCCAAGACCCTTATCATTCCTCACCGATTCGGTCATATCAAACGCATCGAGAGAATTGATCGAGGACATTTGCCTGCCCTTAAAACGTCCAGACGTTTCATCCCAAACAATGCTTAACTCCGGTCGTTTACTGTGGTACTTCGGAGAATAGGCATACACTTTTTTTGTCTTTTTATCTAACAGACCTTTCGGTTTATCATCGGCCATCCACATGACGCAGTGGCGCACCGTCTCCGACTTTGCGTTACCAAACTTCTTTGTAGGTGCGTTTAAGTATCGTTTTGCTGCTTCTTCAAAAGTCATAATCTTCTCCATTTAAGTGGACTTTAAAGCGTAGAAGCGCATTTAATATATCGTATGCACTTCTATTTATCAAATCTTTGGCGCGATATTCTTTTTTGCAGGCGAGGGATTGAGCTAAATGCAGACTAAATCATAGCCATGCTCACCTTCGAGCATATAATGGCCTTCGTCCGTAAACATTTCGGTAGCGGCTTCATTTCCCAGATCTATCATGGCGATGACGGGGTAGTCAGCATGCTTCCCCATCTCTTTTATCAAGCACACCCGCATACCACTGCGGGTACACAGCGAACGGCTCCACGGGATTCCGAGCTGGGGATCATTTTCAATAAGCTGTTTGACTCGTTCAGACATAGCATTTCCTTGTAAGTAGCGGCTCGTTTCAGGGGACTGGTGAGCCAAGCCAGCTAACGGGCGGGTTCATGAACCGCCCCCCTTAGGGGAAAATCATCGTCTTTTCTGCGCGTCATGCCGCGTGAGATTATATTTTTTCGGGGCATTGACCGAGAGCATCGCTTGCGGGATCATCTGTTCGGGAACTAGATCACCGCGCCCGCAGGCCTCGCAGAACTTCTTGGTTTTTAGGTGCCACTTTTGAACGCCCACCATCGAGACATTGACATCATCTTTGAGCCAGATGCCTCCATCTCCCGCAGTCATTAAATGTTCTACGACCCCGTCTTTTGAAGTCACATTTACGACCGCAGTTTGATGACCCCGATAATCCTTAACCTTTCGAACCCAAAGGCGATGCTCGAAGCTCCCCTCAAGATTTGCAGGGTCAAGGTTCTCACCACCATATAGGATGCTATCCACAGAACGTGTGATTCGTAATGGCATTGCGGTCTCCTAAAACGGGATATCGTCATCTGGCAAATCGGCAACAGGTGCCTGCCCAGTTGGCGCATTAGCCCTCTGTGGTGCAGAAGGTTTGGCACCGGAGTCAGTAAAAGCTTTTAGGTCGGGCATATTGTTGCCTAACCATGCGCCTTTAATATGCAGGCAGGGTGCGCCCGTTGATGTCTTTTCGGCATGCCCTTTCCAGTTCATGCGCATAGTTTCGGCACCGGACTGGTTCAGGCCTTCTTGGAGCCAGTCAATAAGGTTCTGGCCGATTTGTAAAAAACCATCATAGTCATGCGCTTTGTCATCGGTTGCCCATGCTTGCCCTTTTTCTCGCAAAGTAGCCAGACGCGCCAGCTCCATTTGCTTCTTTTCAGGGGCTAATTTATAGAGTCGGCCATTTCCAGCCTGTACTTCAAAAGTTTGTGTTTGTTGCATCAGTGTTCTCCGTGCGTAATTGATATTTGTGTTGAGCCATTGGTACGCCTGAAATTCTCAAGCTGCTCGTCTTTTTCTAGCATTGCCTCTTCACCACCTAGAAATTCAAACGCTAGCTTGAAATCGATAGGAGGCGTTTTCTTGGTAATTTTTACGAGCGTCAGGCCGTTGCTCACGCTTGCTGAATACTTTGATCCGATAGTCTTTTTTAATGTATCTGACATTTCTGATAGCTCTTTTAAGCTTGCTAGCTCGTCACTGACACGGCTTTTGATATCAGCTATTCGGGCATGTACCTTGCTCAACTGATTTAAATCTTCGTCTGTCTTAACCGTCTCGAAATCATTCTTAACGATAGGATCGGTGTACAGCATGCGTGTATCTTCATGCTCATACTGAGATTGAATATGTCGATACCAAGCGTGATAAAGATCCAGCCGAGAGATCGTTCCCTTGTCCGGCTGTGGCAAATATTTGCGCGGCAACTGCTCCATTAAAAAGCCCTCATTACGCTCAATGCGCTCAAGGGTGTACTGAGGCTCGGCAGTGGGGGAGTCGGCTAAGTAACAAATAAAATCGCAATAATCGACATCCAAACATTCCATTTGCATGTGGACTTGCATCAGATACATCGAGCGCTTGGGGCTGAAGATGGAGTAAGGTTCTTTGGTGTATTTTGGGTACGGGGCCTTAATTTCAATACAGCCCTCTAAACCGATCAACCCGTCAGGGGAGGCCGCTAAAAAATCATACTTGGGGTGAATGACAAGACCCGTTTCCTCCACCGTATAATCTTGGAGCTTTTCTAAAAAGATACGGGCATGGTCTTCCATCATCTGGCCATGAGCCACCGCCGGAACCATCGTGAATTCGCTCTCCGCGCCCGACAACGCCCTGACTTCTTGGCGAACCAAGTCAGAAGGCTTCATGTAAGGATGCTTGCCTTCGAGGGCAGCGCAAACCGATGCTTTGATCAAACCGGCTCGCGCTAAATGCCACTCAGGTGATCCCTGAACAGCGAGGCTCACTTCTCGGCCCTCCAGCCTTTTGCTTGGCAGACCTCTTCCCAGCGCGTGGTGTTCTGGTCTTCCCATCCGCGATTTCGCAATCCATCCGTAAAGCGCTTAAAGATTTTTTGTCCCGCTGATTTATTTGTGGCTTCCAATATTTTCGTTGTCAGCCACAGATCTTCTATCATCTGTGCTTCAGTGACTTCAGGCATCTCGGTGGGAACGGCAAAGACAGGATCAGGCTTTTTGAGCCACATCGTATAGCCTAGACCAAATTCTCCTAAGGCTTTTACTCTAGCCCTTTGCTTGGCTGTGTTTATGTCCATCGCTGTCGGAGCTTTGATAGCAATGCCAGATCGATGAACGGGCAGGTAGGTGATCACAGTGTGAGTGCCGATGGTCATCCGACATCTGACTTCAGCACTACCATCGTCGAAGTAATGCACTTCTCGACCAGCTTGGTCTTCACTAAATTCCCACGAATATTCGGGAAAGACACCCATCATTAATTCGTGAGCCTGCATCCACGGGAGATATTTTAGGATTTGATCGCTTAGATGTTCTGTTTCGGTGCAGAGGGGGGCTACATCAATTTTTGAAAGGGTATTCCAGATATGTGCTTTCGTCAGCGCTTCCATGTAATCGTCTCTTCAGTTTGCTAAGACGATATCTTAACAATCTAAAGAGGTAATTACAATGCATAAGTAGTAATTCTATGTAATTAAGTGGATTTAAAAAGCGGGCTAACATTTTTCTTGTTTTGTATGTTTGCCTTTTTTAAAGCAGCTACGGCGAGGGCATCTTCGTTTTTCTGCATTGCAACTAAATCTAATCGTGAGTGACCATTTTCGAACGCCCAGCTTTGAAAGCTCTCAAGCAGCTCCATCCATTCCTGATTTGAAGAGTCCAGCTTTGGAGCGACCGGAACACTGAATTTTTTTCTGTCAATCCCATCTTGAAATAACGTCTTTACGCCGTTCCGGCTAGGTAATGTCGCCCAAAGCTTTAAGCACCTGCGCTGATGCCAGCCCTGAACTCCGAGCCGAAGGGTTAACGCTGCAAATTCCTGCATAGCAGGAGTCTTCAAGTAAAAATGTTCCCGCCACTTCGGTTTGAAGTATCCAAAACGTATGTTTTTAAGGTGAGTTACTAAGTCTTTTTCGGCTCCGAACGTCATTTTTCCAGACCAGTCATGCTTGTTACGATGCTGATTTGCATGTCCGAGATTTTTGACTAAGGGGGATCCGAAAGGGATCGGCACTGTGGTATCGCTCATGTATTATTTCTCCGCGTTTGACCTAAAAAATTTTACGTCACCGGATGAACTCATGCATTTGCATAAATTCAATTCAGAAATCTATAATTTCACACAAAAAAGAAGCTGTCCATCACTATCTGCAATTTGTGGCAATGTTTTTTTTAAGAAGGCCAAAAAAAAGTTATTAATAGATGTGCTTGTCTGCTAGAAAGATCCAGCGAACAAAAGTGGTGCGGTTGACTTGCAGTTACTCGACGAGAAACATCCCGACATTTTCTAAAAGAAACTCAGTCTTATCTTCTTCTTGATACAGCATGACCATCAGTTTTGCAAAGTTGTCAGGCGACAAGGTTGTATCCTTCTGAATCTCGTAATCTTTTAAAATCTTACACAGCCGCGCAATTTTGTCGGTCGAGAGTGTATCTCCGCTGCTTACTCCGTTGACCCACAAATTACTATCAATGCCGTACAAATTACAGAATCTGAGAAGCGCTACGCAATCGCGTGGCAGGCAAC